GTGAACAAAACCCAACCGAATTCTACCGCCTAGCATCCAAACTCATTCCGCTACAGGTAGCCAATGATCCCGACAACCCAATGCCGACTACCATCATTCAAATAATCCCCGACACCAAATCCCACCCGATTGTATAAATTGTGTATCTATTGTGGAAAACAAAAGTGTAGGTTACAGATGAACCACTCCAAAGATATTTGCTATCTTTGTGAGACACGGTCCGAAACCATGCACATACATTACAACTTTGCCACACGTAGCAGACCCGAAAAGATGGCTGCCGCATTTGCTACTATTCAGGCATATTCACATTCTAAGAAGTACACGGTTGGGTTAACGGTTGATGATGATGATACCGCTACGCTTAACTCAAATGAGTTATCCGACCTGCTGAAGTTCCCCAATGTATTTATCACAATGGGTAAATCAAAAAGCAAGGTACACGCCATCAACCGGGGAATGGAAGGATGGCAGGGCGATATTGTTGTGAATATGTCCGATGATATGCGGTTTCTTAAACAGGGATATGACATTGACATTATCAACGCATTTGAGGGCAATCTTGACCTATTCATTCACTTTCCCGATGGGCGGGTTAATCACCTGCTACCAACGATGTCAATCATGGGTAGAACGTATTACGAGCGGTTTGGCTACATCTACCATCCCCAATATGAATCGTTATGGTGCGATAACGAGGCGATGGATGTGGCGAAGCAGATAAATTCGTATAAATACGTAGATAAGCGGATATTTGACCACTACCACCCTGCATGGACTGGAGAGCCGGTTGATGCGTTGCTGAATCATACTCAATCCTTTTACCGTGCTGATGAGATAACCTATATCCGGAGATCAAAAGCCGGATTCCCTAAACAGAATGTATGACACTATCCATCCTCATTTGCACCCTACCCCAACGCATCGGCTACCTATCGCAGTTGTTGCAGGTACTTACACCGCAACGTACACCAGAGGTTGAGATACTAACGGAGTCGGATAACGGTGCAATGACTACAGGGCGTAAACGTAACCTACTCTTACAACGCAGCACAGGGAACTACGTGGTATTCATAGATGATGATGACATGGTTGCAAGTACCTACGTTAAAGATATACTTGCCGCCGCCGAGAGTAATCCAGATGCCATTGTATTTAACGGCACAATGACCACAGATGGCAGGGATGAGCGTAAGTGGTACATAAGCAAGGATTACGGCTATGAGGCGAAGGGCGGGGCATATTACCGCTACCCTAATCATATTGTACCCATACGCAGGGAGATTGCTATGGCGTTCCCTTTCATGGATATACGTATCGGTGAGGATTATGCGTGGGCTACGGCTATACACAATGCTGGGTTGATTAAGAGTGAAGTGAAAATAGATAAGGAATTATATCACTATCAATTTAGGACAAATAAGTAACATGCAATTACCTGCAACACAATGGTTATCTGATAAGCTAAGCGAAATTCAAAAGCAATGTAGTGAGTTGGGATGGAAGGCATACAACGAAAGGAAACAGGAGATAGTTAATCAGGCAAATCAAATGTTTGCAGAGCAGATAGCAAAGGCACACGGCAGAAAGATTATTAGGGCATCAAAACCTAACTTTAAGGAAATGACAGGGGAGGAGTATTACAATGAAAACTACACTAAATGAGATATAGCCAAAACAACGAGCAGGACATCATATTAAGTTACTTCCAATCCCGCAAAGGATTCTTTCTTGACATTGGGGCGAATGATGGAGTTACCCTATCCAATACCTACGCATTGCAGCTACAGGGTTGGAGCGGTGTACTGGTAGAACCGAGCGAGGAAGCATTTAACCGCATCTTAGCCAATCCTATGGTACACAAGTTCAATGTAGCGATCGGAGAAACGGATGGCCATTGTACGTTCCATGAAATGGGCAACCATTTGGGCAAGGGGGATGTATCGCTACTTAGTACAATCAAACGCAACGAAACTAAACGATGGCCGGGTACGGAGTTCAAAGAGCGCATGACAGAGGTATGGACATACAACACCCTAGTAAAGAACTCCCCATTCAAATACTTTGATTTCATCTCTATTGATGCTGAGGGTGTAGATTTCGAGATATTAGAACAAATTAACCTCAAGCATACGCAAATGGTATGTATTGAACATAATGGTAATGTAGACTTATTTCACCTTATTAAGGATTACTGCAATAAGGCAGGGTTAACGAAATGCTTATTAACTAACTTAGAAAATGTAATATGGGCAAGGTAACATCCGGTAAAGTAATCGTATCCCTTTCATCCACAGGTAGGGAAAACTACAACGAGGCACAATTAGGGCTAATCAGAAGCATAGACCGCAAGGCACCCGACTACGATACTCACTTTCGTAGTGTGGATGGGTATGTGGATGAATACCTTGAGCGTAAGATTCACCTCGGTGATTGGCCTAATACCGAGAAATGGGGTAAGTCGTGGAGCCATCAGAATATGCCTTATCAGTTCAAGCCGTTTATGGTAGCGGAGGCATTGGAGATGGGATACAGGAAAATCATTTGGTGCGATTCAACAATACGGGTACACCAGAACCCCGATCCGTTGTGGGCATTAGCAGCCGAACATGGTATAGTAGCATGGAACAACGAAGGGCATCCGCTTGAGAAGTACATACCCGACCATCAACTGGAGTTCCTCAAGATTGATTCCGCTAAGGGTATGTATCAAATTATGGCCTGTTGTATTGTGTTTGATTTCGACCATCCCGCAACGATGCGGATATTTGAGAAATGGATTGAGGGAGCGAAGGAGAATTGTTTTCATCATAACGAAAGTAAGAACCCACACTACATTAGCAGCCGGCATGACCAGGCACTACTATCAGGATTGATGAACTTAGCAGGGATTCCGGTTCAGCCTTACGGAGGGTTAGCATATCGGCATTATCTACCTGTTGAACCTTATTTTATAAACTGGGGGGTAAAAGATTAATTATGAATGACAGAGAAAAAGTAATACACAAGCGACAAAGGAAGCAGTTATGGTTGGAGGTGTATTTAGAGTGCATGAAAAAACCTAACGCCGGATGGGAATCTGCATGGTACGAGGCAAATAATGCAATAGCAGCATTTGATACAACATTTAGTGAACCTAAACAACCCAACGAGTAATGGACTTCACCAAAGAGCAATTCATTAACTTTTGGGGTAATAGCGGATATTACGAAGCGTTTACCTATGGGATAGGCATACAGGAAGTAATTAACCGAATTATCTATCCGTTTGGTGGTGTTGAAACCTGTTTAGAGATAGGATGCGGGGGAGGTGTATTCACTAAAGTACTATCAGAGCAGTTCGATAATGTAATCGGAATAGATGTAATACCAATACATGATGGAGTAAGGTATCATAATGTGAAATACATTGAGTTGGATAATCAAGATTACAAATGCACAGGCACACCGGACAACTCAATTGACTTCGTTTTCAGTTACGGAGTATTTTGCCATTTCTCAAATGATGCCATCAAAGAGTATCTGCAATCTATTTACAGAGTGATGAAGAAGGGCGGTGATTGTGTGATAATGATTAGTAACTTTGGTAAACTGAAAGCAGAGTTCCCCGACTTTGATGATTGGAGCAAGTACAATTTAGGGGATAGAATGTTAATCGGGCATTTTTACCAAGATGACAGAACGGTTGATATTATGAAGCATAAATTCAAAATTGTTAGCCGTAACCTAACACCCGACCACAGGGATATAGTGGTACATCTAAAGAAATAATATGGGCTACACTTCAATAGTGCATCATGCCGACTGCATGGAGATAATGGCTCAATACCCTGATAAGCACTTCGATTTAGCGGTGGTTGACCCTCCGTATGGGATAAAAGCAGATAGGGCATTTGTAAGAAAAACACCTGCTATTGATAAAAGGAACGGAAGGCCTATAAAAACAAAACTAAAACTAATCGGGGCATGGGATAACGCAAGACCTAATATTGATTATTTTAACGAAATTAGAAGAGTATCAAAAAATCAAGTTATTTGGGGCGGTAATTATTTTGCAGATTTATTACCTGCTAAATCATGTTGGATTGTATGGGATAAAGTAAATGGAAATTCAGACCAAGCGGATTGCGAACTTGCATGGACATCATTTAATACTGCAGTACGGCAGTTAGAATTATTATGGACTGGATTATTAGAAGCAGAAAGTATCAACAAAGGCAGGCGAAATCAAGGCAATAAAAAACTATGTGAATCCCGTATCCACCCCACCCAAAAACCGATAAAGTTATACGATTGGATATACAAAAACTATCTACCCGAAGGCGGCAAAGTAATCGACACGCATTTAGGTAGTGGTAGCAATCGCATAGCTGCAGACAAAGCGGGAAACATTAACTTTGTAGGGTGCGAACTTGACAAAGATTATTTTGATGCACAGGAAAAGCGGTGGAGTAATTATAAGGCACAATTAACAATACAATTCTAATGGGCTACACTCACGAAACAACACGCATAATAGACCCCTACCTGCCACACATACAATCGGTGGTAGACCTCGGAGCGCAAAACGATTACCGGGTGCCATTACCCGCCCCATACACTAAAGATTCTTACTATGCAGGCAAAGATTACGAAGCCATTGATATTTCGGGTGAGAACGGGTCAACCCCGTTGGACTTATCCGTACTGCACAAGTTCAGCAAGCACTTTGACTTATTGGTGGATGCCGGAACAAGCGAACACGTTGGGACCAACGGCAAGCATGACATCAAAGCCATATACAACTGTTGGAAAAATAAACACAACCTCGTTAAACTCGGAGGTTATATCATCTCCGAAAACCCAAAAACAGGCAATTGGCCCGGACATGGATTCAACTACTACACCGAAGAGTTCTATCGTAATTTGGCTGCAATCTGCGGTTATAACCTTATCAATGTTGGTAGCGTTGCTGCTATGGGCAATACTACTGATGGGTGGAATGTTTACGCAACTTTACAAAAGACTAAAGAAGAGTTTTGTACGTTAACTGAATTTAAGACCTGTGGAATTAAAACAGATTAGAGCAACCCCGGTATTCTACGAAAACGTAGCAGCATACAAAAGTGATGCCCCGATAATTTGTAACGAGGGCGGCTCACGTAGTAGCAAGAGTTACTCTATAGTACAACTCCTTATCTCCATTGCAGCCGATAAGAATGCCAAAAACATCCGCATCTCTATTGTATCGCACTCCCTACCACATATCAAACGTGGGGCATACAGGGATTTCAAAACAATCATGGAAGAATGGCACCTGTGGGATGATAAAAAATTTAGCTACACCGATTTCATATACCGATTCGATAATGGCAGCTATATCGAACTATTTGGACTTGAAGATGAGGGCAAAGCAAGGGGGCCGGGCAGAGATATACTATTTGTTAATGAAGCCAACCTAATCCGTAAGGCGTTATTCGACCAACTGGCGATGCGTACAACGGGTA